CGGCAATCAAAGTGACTGCTGTCTCAGCGGCTTTGGCAGAAGCAGAACCACGAGTAGGTGCAGGAATGTGAACAGTGTCACCTTTCTTGCCTTTGAAGTTCATCTTCATAACCAAGTTTGCCATCACGAGGTTTTTCTTGTAGGCGGCTACGATTTCATCTGACCAAATCTCAGGAATAAAATTAGCCGCTGTGGTTGTGGTTACTGAACCACTAGGGGAAAATGCTGTTGCCATTTTGTGTTCTCCAAAAAATCAAAAGTTAAGGTTACTTGACCCTACCTTCACTGTATGCCGCCATGATTTCATCACTCAAGGCATCGTATCTTGCAGGGTCTTGCATCTTCAGCCGAATAAGGTCAGCCCTTCTATAGACTCGTTTTCCAGATTCCCCAGTACCACCAACATCAACCGATGCGGCTTTAAGGTTTGACTTGCGTTGGGTTTCCCCTGCTTCGCTCGTCTGTTTTGCCTTAACACCACGCAATTGCTTATAGGTGGATAGCAATTCGTTAGCACTGTCATAGTCATATTCACCATCAGCCTTTGCATACAAGCTAATGCGAACAGGTGAAGATTTCACCCAATTCGCAAAGTCTTGGTCTTGAACAATCTGAGCAAAATCAGGGTGTTCTTGCGCCAGCTTTTGCTGAATCTGCATCTTTTTGAACTCTTGGCTTGCTTGACGAGCCGCAAGTACATCAGGATGGTTGTCAACAGTCTTACGAACAGCCGCCTGTGGATTCTCAAAAAAATCTACTTCGGGTTCTTCCTCTTTAATAGGTTGAGACTTTCCAGCAAGGTTCTGCTTAATGAGTTCATCAGCGAGTTTCCTAACTTCACCAACTTCTTGAGCCTGTTTGCCAATCAGCTTTTCAGCCTCTTGGTGCATCTTGATGATGTCAGATAACTGTTTGCCCCGATATTTATCAGGAATGTCATCTGACGCTGGCTCAATTGTTGAATCAAGTTTTTTCTGCTCAACAATGTCTAACTCACTCTGCATCTCGTCTGGGTTATCAATCAACATATTTTTCCTTTTTCCTGCCACTTTTGGGTTCTAGGATACACAACGGCATAATGCTTATGTTGTGGTTTTGCGCTCTGCCGCCAACTTATCACGATGTTTCTTGTCAAATTTCATCCATGACGATGGAAAATGACCAGACCATCCCTCCAAGTTGATGCTTGGTGCGCTGATTGTGCGATTGGCTGAACCACCGCACTCACACTGAGTTTCCTGTGTCTCATAATCACAGTATTTCTCAATTCTGTGTCCACTTACGCAGACAAATTCATACATTCTTTTCATTCAATTCCTCGTAGGCTCGTTCACTGACCTCTTTCAAGGTTTTCAGCCAAGTCAAGATGGAAAGTTCACCTTTTCTGAACATCAAGGTCTTTTCATCAGGAATTACGCTTATATTATTGAGTGACTCTATCATATTGTCAATATCAATAATTAAATCCTTCCACCCCTGATTTCCCATCATTTCAAACCTACTTTCGTAGTACTTTTGTAGTTCTGGGGTCATGGTGTTTGTTCTGGTGGAGTGGTTTGTTGTGCCGATTGCGCTTCAGCCAAAGCCTGTGCCTCTGCCAATGCTTGCGCTTCAGCTTGTACCGCTACAGCCGCATCATGTGCCGCTTGTTCTTCAGGTGTGTACTCAACCTGAGTGACTTCACCTGTTTGGACATTAACAACAATTCTGTGTGTCATGGTTTATCCTTCATATAAGATATTTACACTGCCTGCATCAAAGGTATCCGTTCCGTTGACTGTGGTGATTCGGACGAGGTCAAGTGTGCCGGAAAGTGTTTTGGTTCCTGATATGTTAGCTAAACTATCATTTCTTGAGAAAGCGGAACCTTGGCAACTCCAGCTATTGCTGCCTAGTAGCGAAAATATAAACGAACCCTGTGTAACTGTTGCAGCCGAAATGTTGCTAACGGCAAAACCAGTAGTATACAAAGATACGCCAGTGCCGCCAGTAGCCACTGTTCCGGTAGCTCCTGCATAGCCTGTTGTTTCGACCCCGCCGGAATCGCCTAATTGAATCTGAATTGGGCTCGTTCCATTCGTACTCACACCACTAAACATCACAGTAATCCGCTTCACCCAACTGGGGATGCCAGTAAAGTCAATGCTTGTACCTGATGTAGAGGCAACCGCAGTACCAGAGGTAATCCCCAGCACCGCACCATTGTTGATTGTTACGCTTGCTGAACCATCGATGACTGTTGCCATTGTTTAGCCTTCCCAAAGCAGATTTACAGAACCAGCATCGAATGTGTCAGTGCCGTTTACTGTGGTTAAACGAATACGGTCTAAAGTCGCAGATGTTTGTTTTGACCCTGCAAAAAACTTTGGTTGACCTGACGCATTGATTGCCACAACTCCGCTAATTACCCAAGAATTTGAAGTGTCAACAAGAGCAATTGTTGCTATACCAGAATAAGCACTTGCAGAAGCAGGAGAATAAACTATTTCAAACCCTGCTGTTGAAGCACCTTCACCACCTCTATCACCAGAACCACCTAAATACCCTGTGTTTTCAATACCGCCAGAATCACCAAGTTGAATCAACCAAGGCGATGTGCCGTTTGTTGAAACATTGTTATACATCACCGTCACCCGCTTCACCCACGCTGGCAAACCAGTGAAATCAATAGATGTCCCACTGGTAGACGCAACAGCAGTGCCTTGCGTAATCCTCTGCAACTGCGCCCTAGACGCATTGCTGTCAGTCCCAAAGAACTGTCCGTTGTATTCAATGTTGCCTGTGGCTGGTGTACCAATCAGCGTGTCAGAAGTTAAAACAAGTATTGACATGGTTAAGCCTTCAAGTTTCTGAGTTGGTCAGTTGTTGTGCATGAATCTGCCAACTTGGTGATGTCACGCAGTCTTTGCTTTTCAGCCACGATTGCTGTGGTGTCTGCGCCTGTCTCCAATGCTCTTTGAAACGCAACATCTTGTGCCGCCAACAAAGGCTCTCGCTCCATTCGCAGACGGTCTTTGGTGATCTCTTTGGCTTTGGTTAAATCAATGGTAATCATGCGTTCACCTCTGCGCCAGTAAAGTCAGCAGTCCATGCGTTGCGGAATGTGCGGTCTGTCGGAATGTCTGCTGCGTCGACGATCAGATACGGCTTGCCGGATGGGATGTCTTTCATCGCTGCATCAACCGACTCAGCAGGAATGATGATGGACACACCGCCATCGTCGTTAGGAAATAGGATTCTTTTCATGATTGTCCTTTAGCGGAAGATGGCGACATACATTTCATTAAGGTCTATAGACGTAATTCCAGCAGCATTCTGCGAAAATACAATAACTGACCCAGTTGCCCTTGTGTACGGCTGCGTTTTAACTGCGCTAGCGCCGGCTGTGTCACTGCCTTGCAAAGCCACACAATAATTTACATCCGGCATAGCAGTCGTAAAGTTTACTGTGTAAGTACCTACACCGCCATCCGTAATGCTCGTTACATTAAACGACGCACGAATAGCAACTGTGCCTGTACCATTAAAGTTCACCCACGCACGACATACACCAACAGTCGCATCATTCAGCACAGTGCCTGTGGTAGCTGGCAAAGTTAGCGTGGTAGTCCCAGCAACAGCAGGGGCGGCAAGTGTGACTTGTCCGCTGGTGTCTCCTGTTAAAACAAGTGATGCCATATCAATCCTTTAAAGAACAACCCAGCGACTACCGCTAGAAACTGTGACTGATTGACCTGATGCAATCGTTATTGCACCAACAGACATTGCAGAATTACCTGATGCAATCGTGTAGCTTGTAGATACAGTTTTACTGTTTACAACAATTCCATTTCCTGCATTTAAAACTGATGATTGCAACTCACCAGTGCTAGGCTTGTAAAGCAACTTGGCATTGCTTGTGTAAATTGTTGTAGGAGTTCCACTTGTAGCATTTGCAAACAGTGGATAGACATTGGTTGAGGTACTTGTGTCGTTGCTGATACTTGCACCAGCAGTTCCATTCGATGCAGAAGTAATCCGACCATAAGCATCTACAGTAATGTTTGCCGCTGTGTAGCTTGCCGCTGTTACTCCAGTAGTATCAAGAGCAACAGTGCCACTTGTTGTAATCGTGCCACCAGTTAACCCTGTTCCAGCAGTGATTGATGTCACTGTTCCAGAATACTGGTCATTGGAAGTGATGGTGAAGTTAGGGTAAGTACCAGTAATGCTTGTTGTGCCAGCACCAGTTAAGGCAACTGTTTGGTCAGGAGCAGAGTTGGTAATTGTGAAGTTGGGATAAGTTCCGCTTGTGCTGATTCCTGTACCAGCAGTTAACACAACAGTCTGATCTGGGGCAGAGTTGGTGATAGTCACATTGCCAGTAGCACCTGAAACAGAGATGCCTGTACCAGCAACTGCTGATGTCACGCCTGAGTTGGCAATCGTGATTGAACCAGCACCTTCAGTAATGCTGATTCCAGTGCCATCAGTCAGTGTGTTCTTTTCCCAAAGGTCTGTTGTTTCGTTATAGATCAAAACTTGACCATTGGTAGGATTTTGAGCAGACACATTGTGCAACTCATCCATTTCAAAGCCGTTTTGTATACGAACATACAAACGACCATTGCCACTGTTGGCTTTTTCAACCACTCCAATGTAAACAAGGTGGTTAGGTGCGTAAGGCTTGGTTGCAGTCAATGTTCCTGCTGTTGCACCAAGATACAAAGTATCTCCTGCCGTATACGCTCCAAGATTCAATCCATCTTGAACACCTTGGCAAAGAACCAAACCAGTTTGTCCAGCGGCAATGTCTTCAGCACAAAGACCAAGCGTCTTAGCTGATGTTGCATCACCAGTGTTGTATGCCAACTTAACTGATACACGATCACCCTGTGCCGAATACATATAGACAGGTTGACCTTTGTTGATCGTTATAGCTTCATCATTGGTGACATAAGCATACAAAGTCTGACCAATATCAGCGGCAATGTTAGTTGTCAAACCAACAGTCAAAGTCTTTTGAGTGTCATCCCAATACAACTTACCAACAGAATTTGTATTTGTTGCGGTGGTATCAAACTGCACAAAATCAGGTGATGAAATGCCACCTGTGATGCCTGTCATTGAGGTGATGTTGTCGTTTGCGCCAGCAATAGCCCAACTTTGGTCAATCTTTTGCCAAACAGTACCATTGAAAACTAACCAATCCCCTGCTTGCCAATCTGTAATGCCATCTAGGTTAGTAGAACCAGCAACAGAAACAATGTAATAGTAGCCACTTGAACCAGTGCCACTCGCAAGAGTTGGTGTGTTGGTAGATGCGTTCCAAGTGCCTTGATAAGTCAGTCCACTGCCACTCACAGTAGCCCAAGACAAGTCAGTGCCATTGGTAGTTAGGTATTTACCAGCGTTTCCTGTCTGGCTAGGAATCAGGTTATTGATTTGGGTTTGTAGGGAGGCTAGAGTATCAAGAACAGACTGAGAAGTACCGCCACCATTAGTAATGACTTTGATGCGTTCTGCAAGATCAGGAGCAACAACTTCACCAACATTGAGTTCAACACCAGAAGACAATGCAATGATAAGACTACCATCAAAATCAATCCGAGCAGAGGTAACAGAAACACCATCAACACCATCCACTCCATCACGCCCATCTCTACCAGCGTCACCCTTATCACCCTTTGCGCCATCTCGACCTGCTTTTCCATCTTTGCCATCCCTTCCATCTTTGCCGTTGATACCATCACGACCATCTTTGATAGAAGCAACACGCTTTTCAATGGCATTGCCAACATCGTCATAGCGAGAACGAATGTCTGCCTCAATTTTCTTGAGTGCTTGGACAACTAAGTCAACATTCTCGCC